TCATCTTCTCATGCAATAACATCATCATATGCTTTAAGCAGTGGAGGTGTTGGAGGATTATGGACAGCAAGTAATGGACAAATAACAAGAGATAGTGATGTTGAAATAAGTGGTTCATTATTAATGAGTGGCTCGATTATTCCAAATAAAAGATTTACTTATGATTTAGGTTCCCTTACAAAATCTTGGAGAAAATTATATGTTCAGAGTTCATCAATTGAATTTGTTTCTGAAAGTGTTAGTATAGCAACATTATCAGCACTAAACACAGGAGAATTATCAGGGTCATTTACTGGTTCTTATGCTGGGGATGGCAGTAGTTTAACAAATGTTCCTTCTACTTTAAATACAGGTAGTTTAGGAAGTGTAACAATAACAGGAAGTTTAACAGTAAGTGGCAGTAGTACACTAACCAATATAGGAGACTTATCACAAACCGGATTATTAAAAGTTACAGGATCTTTAATTTTATCAGGATCTTTTGTAGATTTTAGATTAGCCAAAGGAGTATCGGGGTCTTTTAGTGGAAGTTTAGTAGGACCAACATCTGCAAGCATAGCTTCAAACATTGCAACCAATTTATCAAATATAAGTACACTTACTACCAAAACAGGTAGTTACGCATCAACTGGTTCAAATACCTACACAGGAACACAAGAGATAACCGGTTCTTTAAGTGTGTCAGGAAGTGTAAAGTTTCCTACCCTACAAATAACAGGAAGTAATTGGGCAGGAACAGCAACATCAACAGGATCTGATACTGGAGGAGGAACTTGGCATCATGATACTAATGCATCCGGAGCTCCTAATGATATCTATGCTGGAACTACATTCCAAAGCGTGCATTACACTCCCACTAATCATTTAGTTTTACATAATTACNATTTCACTATACCATCAACAGCCATTATAACAGGGTTTAAAGTCGATATAGTCCGTAAAGCAAATATANCAGCNGGCCCNGCTACANATTACAGAGTAGTAGATTATAATGTAAGTTTAATAAAAAATTATACTGCTTCTATTGAATCCAATGATACCGGTTCTAATTTAAGTGGTTATGTTGATTATAATAATCATAGGGCACCTCTTACTTTAACAGTAGAAACTGCTTCATTTGGTTCGCCTTCATCCTCTTTTGGACAAACTTGGACTCCAGCTGAAGTTAATGATGAGAATTTTGGGATAAATTATCAAACAGAAAATGGAAGAGGTGTAGCATCCGGATTCACATATGGACCTCAGGTAGATGCAATACAAATATCATGTTACTACTATTCAGGATTTGGAATAGCAACTGGTGACCCAGGAAATTTTGGCGAATTATTTTATACTAGTTCAAATGCATTCGGCGGGTCATTAGACCTAAATGTACTTTGTATTTCCAAAGGATAAATGAGGATTAGTTTTCTGTTTATAATTAAGTTGCTTCCGGAAGTTTTTGATATTTATATAAAAAGGTAAACAATGGCAGTAAACATTCCAATTTGGCCCGGATCATCATCATTCTTTCCGGGAGATACTCCCTTCGGATTTTATGATAACGAACTATTATTTCAAACCGAAGCAGATAATGCTGCCGAATGGTGTGCGAGAAGATTAGGATATCCAATAAATGATATTGAACTTCAGGATATAAACTTTTATACTTGTTTAGAAGAAGCAGTATCAGAATATAGTAATCAAGTAAATACATCTAATATACGTGATAACTTAATTAATTTGCAAGGCGAATCGACATCTTCTAATTTAACACAAAAATATGTATCGGCAAATTTTGGTGGGCTAATTACTTTAGCTAAAGAATATGGTTCTGAAGCTGGTAGTGGAGGAACATATAATGTTTACACCGGATCTTTAACAGTTACCACCGGTAAGTCGTTTTATGATTTAACAGATACTAGTCTGGTGTCATTCGAAAGTGGTTCTCCAGCAACTACTAATTTTGAAGTAACTAGAATATTCCATGACCCACCACCTGCTATAGTAAAATATTTTGATCCATTTATAGGTACTGGATTAGGATCCCAGAACATGTTAGAAATGTTTGGATGGGGTAATTATTCTCCTGGCGTTTCATTTATGATGATGCCGATGTATGCCGATGTACTTCGAATTCAAGGAATAGAATTTAATGATCAGATACGAAAATCTGGATACGGATTTCAATTAACTAATGACAGTAGATTGAGATTATTTCCAATCCCTACTTATAATTTTAAGTTATGGTTTAATTATATAGATCAAGCTGATCGTGGCCGGCCATTACGTAGTAATTACGCTGGTATATCAGATTATAGTAATATTCCGTATGATAATATGAAATATACGACTATTAATTCAGTCGGACGACAATGGATTAGAAAATATACACTAGCTCTAGCTAAAGAAATGTTAGGTTATATAAGAGGAAAGTATGCAACGTTACCAATACCTAACGCAGAATTAACTTTAAATGGAGCAGATCTAATTGCCGCAGCCGGCACAGAAAAGGAAGCGTTAATACTTGAGTTAAAAGAAACGTTAGAAACTTTATCCAGACAAGCTCAGTTAGAAAGAAAACAAGCTGAGTCTGATGCTTTACAATTGCAATTAAATAAGATACCGCTTAAAATTTATGTAGGATAATTATGGCTTTATTTGGAAGTGGCAGAGATGCAAGTTTAATTAGAAGTGTTAATAGAGAACTTATTAACCGATTTGTTGATGTTGAAATTGAATGGTATAAACTTTCTTTGCCTGATACACGCGAAAATATATACGGTGAATCGGATAATAAACAATATTATCGACCTGTAAAGTTACATTGTTTGGTACTTAAAGAACCATTAGAAATGGCAGGAGATGATTATGGATTAGAAGGTACACGTACCGGTACTTTTGCGTTCCTCCGGGATGATTTAAAAGATATTAGTGCTATAATCGAAACTGGAGATATCTTATGGTGGGATTTAGAATATCATGAAGTTGATGTCGTACATGGTAGCCAATATTGGTCAGGAAGGAATCCAGATACAAATCTAGGATTTACAGAAGGAGAAATAACAGAATTTGGGTATAGTGTAAGTATTGTTTGTGATACCCATGTAACCAGAAGAAATAGATTAAATTTAGTAGAAGTAAGAAGCGGCGGAGTAAATACTGAATATCAATTACCAAGGAATTTATAATATATGGCAAAACCAAAATTACATAGAACATATTCAACGTTTATAGAAAATTCAGGTATAACTGATACCGCTGGCGATCCTGTACAAGATGCACCCGGAAGAGCCAATGAGGTACGTAGAGACACTGATACAGTTAAAACTCCTAGATGTACAATATATGATATTGACTATGCGATAATGTGGTACATACGAAATGCCATCCGGCCCCAAATTATAGAAAATGATAATACTTTAGATGTTCCTTTATCTTACGCAAATGGAGAAAAATGGAGTCAGATACAGAAACATGGTTATATGCGAGATTCAACTGGTAAGTTAATGACACCGTTAATGACACTACGGAGATCGACAATTACTGAACGAGATATGTTAAAGAAATTAGACGTTAATCTTAATCCCGCCGGCAATGCTCAATTAATGAAAAACAAATATACATTGGCTAATAAATATGATAGATTTAGCATGTTACAAAATTCAAAACCAACCGAAGAATTTTTTGTAACCGCAGTCCCAGAATTTATTGATGTTGCATATGAATTATTTATTTGGGCAGAATATGTAGAACAGTTAAATTCGATAATTGAACAGATCATGCCAACGGGTGGATTTGCTTGGGGTGATACATGGAAATTTACAACCTACATACAAGATTATACTTTTGAAACTATGAACGATATTGGTCAGGATAGAATGGTGAGAGCTACGTTACCATTACTAACAAAAGGTACATTATTAATGCAAGATGAGTTGCGTCAAGAAACTATGAAAAAGGCATATTCAGTCAAACGGATTTCTTTTAAAGGTGAGACTGAGACATTTAATGCAAATGTAACAAACCCTCCACCTGAAGGATATACTGATAATACGAATGGAAATTTCAAAAAACTTCTATAAAATTACAGAAAATAATTGGTTGGTTTGAAATATATTTCAATATTTATTTATGATTAGTTATTTTAAAAAAAAGGAATTATACGTTATGGCACAGGAAATAAAGTTTACGGATGAAGAAGTTAAACAAGTCTCTAAATTAAGAGATGCAAGTTCAAATAAAGTAGTTGAATTTGGACAGTTAAAGATTGAAATATTTTTAACAAAACAACGATTAGAAGAATTATATAGAGCAGAAGCTCAAGCAGAAGAAGATTTTAAATCGTTACAGGAAAAAGAAAAAGCTTTAGTTGAAGAATTAAATAAAAAATATGGCGCCGGAACACTTGATTTAGATAGTGGTACATTTAAGCCAGTAGAATAATATGTTTAACATTTAATGTACATATTTATTAATAAATTTAAAGAAATAAAAAGGAGTATATAATGGCCGAAAAAATTGTAAGTCCTGGCGTATTTACGAGAGAAGTTGATCAATCGTTTTTACCCGCAGGAATTGCTGCTATTGGCGCCGCAGTAGTAGGCCCNACCGTAAAAGGACCAGCAGGCGTACCAAAAATAGTAAGTAGCTATTCTGAATACCAACAAATNTTTGGAGACAAATTTATAAGCGGTTCTGGAGCATCAGAAAAATCATATCAGTATTTAACATCATATACTGCTAAATCATATTTAAATGCCGGAAATACATTAACAGTAGTAAGAATATTAGCCGGTTCTTATAGTGGAGCACAATCAAACGTTGCTTCATCAGGAACAACTACCACCACCGGTGACACTTTTGCGAGCGCATCTGTTACTTTTGATGCAGCATGGGTAGATAATCAAGAAATGCGAATCGTAGATGAAAATAGTGCAACATGGAGATTTATTGCATCTGGCGATCCTATACCAGCTGATGATCCCGATGGGAAACTTTATTTCTTTTCCACCGGTTCGTCTGTAACTGCAACAGCTACAAACTTAACTATAGAAGTAAATAATTCAGCATTATCAGGATCAGTTTCAGCATCTTTTATAGCAGGATTATTTGGAATATCAGGATCAGCAGCCGGCGCAACATATAATGGCATAACAATGGCAACCAGTTCTGCAACAGCAGGCGTTGGTAATGTAGTAGCTACGACAGCAGGAGGAACTAGTACTACAACCGGTACAAATGCCGGACCATCTTTTGTACTACATACATTAGCTGATGGGAAATTAATGAATAGTGGAAGAACCCAAGCATCTACAGACGGCTCAGGTTCAACATCTGATGAAACAACAAATAATGCTTTAGTACAACAATCTGGTTCAGTAGATAACATGCGATGGGAAATATCAAATGTAAATAATGCAAAAGGAACTTTTAATTTAGGTATACGAAGAGGNGATGATACGATTAAGCGTAAAACATATATGGAACAATATAATAATTTGACGTTAGATCCTAATTCACCAAATTATATTGCTAAGGTAATTGGAGACCAGGTCATGACAGTAAGAGATGGTGGAACAACATCACCATTCCTTCAATTATCAGGATCTTATCCAAATAAATCAAAATATGTAAGAGTAGCACCTGTTTTAACTACTATGAATTATTTAAATTCTAACGGTACTATAAGAACCAATTCACTTTCAGGATCTCTCCCAGCAGCAGTTTCTGGAACCTTTTCTGGAGGTAGTGATGGAACAGTACAAGTACCAGCAAATTTTTATGAAAACATTGGATTGCAGTCTCAAGGATTATTGCCAGAAACAGCCGGATCAGGAAAAACTTCATATGAAGATGCAATTAATATATTAAGTAATCAAGACGAATTTGATATTAATTTATTATTGATGCCTGGTATTGTTAATAGTGTTCATTCTTCCATTGTTGATAAAGCAGTTAGTATGTGTGAAAATAGAGGAGATTGTTTTTATATAGCAGATCCTACTACTTATAATTCGACATTAGGAACTGCCACCACTCAAGCGGAAGGATATGATAGTAATTATGTTGCTATGTATTATCCTTGGATGCAGGTATATGATAACCTAGTTGGTAATTATGTTTGGGTTCCACCATCCACTTTAATGGGTGGAGTATATGCCTTTAACGATTCTGTAGCAGCTGAATGGTTTGCACCTGCAGGTTTGAATAGAGGTGGAATTGATATGGCAGTCCAGGCAGAAAGAAAATTGACGCATGTGAATAGGGATACTTTATATGAAGGAAATATTAATCCTATTGCAACCTTTCCAAATGCAGGTGTAACAGCTTGGGGACAAAAAACGTTGCAGAAAAAGGCATCCGCGTTAGATAGAGTAAATGTACGAAGATTATTGATAGCAGCTAAGAAATTTATTGCTTCAGCTACCAGGTATTTGGTATTTGAAAACAATACTGCAGCTACTAGAAATAGATTTTTAAATATAGTTAATCCATATTTGGAAAGTGTACAGCAGAGACAAGGATTATATGCATTTAAAGTAGTAATGGATGAATCAAATAATACACCAGATGTAATTGATAGAAATGAAATGGTGGGACAAATATTCTTGCAACCAGCCAAGACTGCAGAATTTATTATTATTGATTTCAATATCTTACCTACCGGAGCTGCATTTCCAGAATAAGGAAAATGATTTGATATAATATGTGGAAGCTAATTTTTTAGTTTCTGCATATTTATATTAAAATAATAAGGAGAATTATAAATGGCAGAATTATTAGATCCAACCGAGGTAATGTTTACGGCATTCGAACCTAAAGTAGCAAATAGGTTTATAATGTATGTAGAAGGAATTCCTTCCTATATCGTAAAAGCGGCCAGCCGGCCATCAATAGACCAAGGAGAATTAATTCTTGATCATATCAATGTAGAGCGAAAGTTAAAAGGAAAATCTAGATGGCAAGATATAACATTAACATTATATGATCCAGTAGTTCCATCAGGCGCTCAATCAGTAATGGAATGGGTTCGTTTACATCATGAATCAGTAACAGGTAGAGATGGATATAGTGATTTCTATAAAAAGGATTTAATCTTAAATGCTTTAGGTCCAGTTGGTGATAAAGTTGAAGAATGGACAATAAAAGGAGCTTGGATTAGCTCTGCTACATTTGGTGATATGGATTGGGCAACAGAAGATGCCATCAACATTGAACTAACTATAAAATACGATTACGCAATATTACAATTCTAAATTGACCTTGCGAGTATTGAAAATCCTACCATTAGGTGGGATTTTTT